ATTTAACTTGTTTATATAACTTCTGCAATACTTTATCTCTACTAACATTTTTAACTTTAGATTCTCTAGTTCTAATTCTCTTTTGTAATGACTTACTTAACCTATACCATTTAGACTTAGGAATATACATGATAGATAACTTAAACAACTTTAACTATGATAACTCTAATCAATGATCTGGCTAACTTCGCACGAGGTAAAGGTGATAAGGATAAAGTTAAACGTAAACAACGTAACTCTATAATTCGTAATTCTGTATTAGGAACTGCATTATTAGGAGGATTAAGTTACCTTGCTTTAAAAGGTAAAGGTATTAAATCTTCTATTAATGTACCTAAACCTAACACACCAATACCTACTCAAACAGTTAATAAAAAACAGAAAGAGCTACAAAATGAAATAGAGAAGTTAAAGGATTTAAAGAATAAAATTAACAATCCCGAAACTATACTATCTGATAATAATTTACCTACAGAGTTATCAAAGCCTAATGTAAATGCAGAACAAGTTGGTAGAACTGCATTTAAAAAGCAAGTTAGAGATATAAGACAAAAAAATAGTAATTTAAAAGCTAAACCAATAAAACCAGATAAAATAGTAGCATCGGGTAACATAGGTAATGAATACAAACAAATTACTTATGATGATTTAAAAAACTATAAAAAATTAGAAGAATTAGCTGGTGATAGTCAACAAGCTGCTAAATGGTTAAAAGAAATTAAGAAACAAAGAAGTAAGAAAATACAAGAGCGTGTATTTCTATTACAACAAGCTAGTAGAAGAAGATTAGCTGAAAAGTATGGTGTAAAGAAAGCAGATAAAATTATAAATGATTCATTAAGTAATGATCTTTATAAAACAATAGGAGTTAAACCTAAACGCGGTTATTCTCAATTAACAAGTAAAAGTAGAAAAAAAGCTAGAAGTAGAATAGCGAAATTAATAGCTAGACGTGAAGTTATAGATACAGATGCTTATTATACTTCTGTTAATAAACTAGCTACATTTGCGAGAAACAAAGGAAGTAAAGATAAACGTAAGAGAAAGTTACGTGATGGTAGAACATTAACACCTAATAAGCCAATCGCAGCGAACGATGGCGTGCATAAGAAAATAGTATTAGCTAGTAAATTAGTTGATGGTAAGAAAAAATACAAAGTAATTAGATTCGGCGCAATCGGATACGGACATAATTACTCACCAGAAGCTCGTAAAAATTACTTAGCTAGAAGTGGCGGCATTAAGAATAAAAGTGGTCAATTAACTAAGGATGATAAGTTTTCGGCTAATTGGTGGTCGAGAAAAAATCTATGGAGTCGTAATACTAAACCATCTGGAACAGGGAGATTTGCTAACTAATATGTTTCTAATATCAGATGTAACTACATTTAGTAAGAAAAAAGGTAAACGTAATAACTTATTACTTGGTGGCGCAATTCTCGGTACTGGTCTATTAGGAGTTGTAGGAGTTAAATCTTATCTTCGTAATGGTAAATTAGTTAGACAATATAATCGTAATCAGGTTGTTAAAACTACCGTTAAATCAACTAATGTAAACGAGTTAAATAGTTATTTAAGTAATAGTAACTTTAGTTTTAATGAGTTGTTTAGTAAGTTTAATTTAAATAAAATAGACGATGAGTATGAAGGTAATCTATTTGGTGCAATTAAAGATAAATACGTTAAACAACATAACTTAAGTAAGTTAGAACAAACTACTTTAAATAAATATATTAAACATGATGGACATGACGATATTAATAACTATCTTATAACTGGTGATGCTACAGATGAAGTTAAACAAACTGTAAATAACTTAAATAACTTATTTGATAGACTACCTAAGTTAAATAATAGTGAGACTTATAGATATGTTAAAGATGTTAATCCAAATGATTTAATATCTAACTACAAAATCGGAAGTATAGTAACTGAACCTAGATTTACATCAGCTACAACTAATGAAAGATTTAATGACGATTTCCTTAACTACTCTAAAGTGAGGTTTAAGATTAAATCTAAATCAAATAACTCTAATGCAGTTGATATACGTGGGTTTAATCCTAAAGAAGAAGAGGTTATATTTAAGAGAGGAACTAGCTTTAAAATAAATAACATTAAACAACATGAGTTTACTTATGAAACTAGATCAAATAAAAATAAACTCTGGAAAGGTTATGAAATTGAAATTGAAGAAGTCTAAGTCTACTAGATTTGATTTTCCAATTGGGTTAATTAAAAGGAGTTAACTAATAACTCCTAACTCTATTAACTATTAACTAACTTACGAAAACACATATCTAACATAGGAATCATTTCAACTTCATAAGCTGATGTATTAGGTCTATATCTACCTTTACCTAACTTAACGTTAATTTTAGTTGGATTATTACCTGTAGTTGTCTTATAAGTATCAGCAACTAAGTTAGCGAATCTGTGCATTGTAGATTTATCTGCAACAAAACCCTTACTCTTAATATAGTCACTTAAAATGACATATCCATTATGAGTTGTTAGTTCCGTAGTTACAGTTAACTCATTTAACATTACATCAAGATTAGGAAAGTTAGTTACTGTGGCATTTCTAAGTTGTTTATATTCTGTAGTTATATTACTTAACTCATCTACTTTATCGCTTAGTAACTTAAGTGAATTAAGAATAGCTTTATTATCATCATTAATAACAGCACCAGTTAAATCCTTAACCCAATTAACGAAACCATATTGTGCCAACTTACGATAAGTGTTGCGTGCGGTAACATTAGCAGCTTTAGATTCAAATGCGTAATACTCGATAATTAAAGTTGCTGCTGTTGATGTAATAATTTTACAAGTTCCACCATCTTTATTTCCTTCTAGCTGTGGACTAAAAACGTTACCCAGTAAAGGTTCTAGCATTTTTAGCTGTGTACTAACACCAGTATTATCAGCTAATGGGTTTACTATTCTTTGAGACATTGTTTGTTGTGTAACTCCACATAATCGCGCCAATCCACTAATACTAACTCCAGCATCCCGTCCATCTGGAGTAATGTAAAACTCAACATCATTAATAACAGAGGGTTGTACAATAATTTTATCTGACATGACTAATTCATCCTTAATTAACTACACTTGACTTAGATACAAACTAACTAACTATCTAAGTCACCTCATTATAACTGATAAATAGTTAAAATACATAACATTCTCCTTTTTTCTTACAAGTTAAACATTTCCAATTATAATTAAGTAAACTACATTAATTAATATGGCATTTAAATTACCATCATTTAATCTACTTAGAAAAGCTGCTTCTAAACGTGTTCCTGGTGTTGCAGGATCTAAAGTTGGATCACTTGGTAATAATAGAACTGGAGTTACTAAAACCTATGCAACTAGAGGTGCTGCACGTAAAGCTAATCAACTTGGACTATTAAGTAGACTTAAACCACGTCAACCTGTTAAACCACTTCAACCATCTCAACCTAAAGGACTTAGTAATCGAGCATTTGGAGCAAGTAGAACACCTAAAATTCGTGAATCATTTGGTAGTTACAACAAACGAGTTAAGTAATATGACAATAACTAAGCAACAACTTATAGATAAATACAATGAAGTTTATGCAGCAGATAATGGTGTTAATAAGACCTTCGTTGAATTAACTAAAGATGAGAAGGTAGAAGCATTACTACAATTCGTAACTGCTATTAGTGGTGGATCTGGTGGTGACGCTAGTGCCACTAATCAAACAGCCGTTCAAGCTAATCCAGGAAGTGATGCAACAAAAGCAGTAGCAGTACAAGGTGTAACAGGGGGTAAATCTATTCCAGTTACAGGTACATTTTTCCAAAATATTCAACCTGTCAGCATGACTGCTGCACCTGCGGGATTAGCTTACGCATCCTCAACCACAATTACTCGCGCTGCTAACACCACAACTTATACTGCTTCTGCACCAAACTTTGATGTTTATGGCGGTCTATTCCAACTTCAAAATATAGGCGAAGCTGGTAAAGGTATATTCCTTTCTTATTTTGAAATATCTCTCAATCTATCTTCTGTACCAGCAGGTATGACTTCTTTTGCGGTACACTTATACCCTACAGCACCTACAAATATTGCAGATAATAGTATCTGGACAATTGGTTCTGACCCTGTTCTAGACCCTGTAGGTTTCAACGTATCTATGAGTTTAGCTAAAGGAGGGGGTAAGGTTGTTGGCGTTATTAGAGACTTAAATCAATTGTTTATTTTAACCAGTTCAAGTTTGTGGGGATATCTGGTTACTAACGGTGCAATTGTCCCGGCTGCTAACTCAGAAACAGGGACTATACGCGCTAGGAGTTTTGCACCATGAGAACTTCTACTAGAATGGTGGTGTTGGGTCGTTTTAAAGGTGTTCTTGATTTAATTCTGGCTATCGCCTCTGTTGCTTATGGATTAAGAAGGTTATACGGTTCATGGACTGGTGCAGCTATAAGAGTAGAGAGAAGTAGTGATAATGCACAATTAGATATTGGCTTCACCGCCAGCGGTGATCTGGACATTGCTGCCTTGCTGGCATTTGTCGGTTCTGGCAGCGGCTTTGTCACGATATGGTATGACCAAAGCGGCAATAATCGCCATGCCACACAGACCACGGCAGGATCGCAGCCGCGCATTGTCAACAATGGCGTGTTGGAGACTCTTAACGGAAAGCCGTCAGTAAGGTGGGACGGGTCTAATGACTCGCTTTTGCTTCCGAGTGGATTTCTATTTAACCAGTCACAATTTTCGATCAACATGGTCACGCAAGCGCCTCCGACGAATAGGCTTGCTGCTGTTTTTGCCCCTCAAAATACAAACTCACGGGGGTTGGAACTAACCTATCACGGCGGATACTTCTATCCGACCCTTATCAGGATAAACGGCACAATTAGAAATATTCCGCAAACATCATTCTTCTCAACAGACAACATACCAACCATATCAACACTAAGTTCAACGCCAACTGTTCAAAACGGGTGGCTTAATGGGTCAGTTTTCCCCTCGCTGTCAGGGGGCGGCAATAGCCCGCTAAACTTTAATGGGACATACGCTTTTGGTGTTTTTGATGCTAACAAATTTGCGCTTATGACTATGTCCGAATTTATAATCACTGACACCGTCCTCTCCACCACCGACCGCCAAACCCTTGAGCGTAATCAAGGAAATTTTTATAGCATTGCAGTCGCTTGAGGAAAATCATATTAGTGGATAATTAAAAACCATGACAAAACAACAATGGCTGCTTTCTCAAATTGAACAATTCCCTGAACTATCTCCCAGGGAATTAACTTCATACCTCAACGATAAAGTATTAGTAGATAATCCAGTGCCAATAGGACAAGTATCTGTGACAACTACCTTAGAGGAAGTATCTGCGGTGGTTGCTGACAATGAAGTATTAGCTATAGCTGAGAGTCCAGTCTATTTAAGGATATTAGATGCTATTGTCCAAAAAAGACCTGATTGGATTATTGGAAATTTAACTACTTTAAAACGTGGGGGTAAACTAACCCAAGCTCACTTTGATGCCATCATAGCGTTACTTCAAAGGACTCAACTAGACCCTAGCTATCAAGAGCAAATATTGATAAGCCCTGCCGAGTTGGCAGGATATGGGGTTATTTTAGTTGGTGATGTTGAGGAATTAATTTAATGTTATTATTAACTTAACCAATTACCGTAACAACTATGTCTATCTCATCTTCATTCAACCGTGAGAAACTAAATCCTACATTATCTAAAGCATTATCATTTACTGGTGCTATTGCTCAAGGTACAGGTGAATTTATTGTTGATATTAACTTAACTATTACTAAGGATGATACAACTACAGTAGTTAAAACCGTTCAACGTATCGTTATTCCACTTAATATTCTCAATAACACATTAACTGTTATTCCTAAACAATATGTATTTCCAGGTAGTGCCACTACTTATTCTAGTGGTGGTACAACTCCATTATTAAGTGCTGGCACTATTGGTAATATAATTGATTTAAATACATTCTTAACTCAAGCTGGTGATACACCAGAAAACTAATGAACTTAACAACTAAAGTAACTTTAATTCAACAATACATGGATCGTAATGGTAACATCTATCCAGCTAACTTACCTTATCTCTATGGTCAGTTACCAGAAGACATTAGAGATAATGGTGCTTATGTTAAATCACTTGAAACAGTTGAGATTACATTAGAACCATATCAAATGATTAACGTAGATGAAATAGATGCTGGTACTGCTAATCGTCCAGAGAGAGTTAAGAAGCAAGTAGTTAAACAACGTGACTTAATTGAGACAACTGAAATAACTAAGGTGTAATATGTTCCTAATGACAGATATCAATAGGAGTGCTGTCATTAGAACAGCTAACTTCAAACGCGGTCGAGATAAAGTTAAGCGTAAGAAAAAAAAGGGAATCAACTACAAAGAAACTAAAGATACAGTTAAAGTAGGTCAAAAGTTAGCATCAACTGGGACTAATATAAGTCGTGAACTTCGTGGTTGGCTCAAATTAGTAAATCGCACGAAAGATGACCTTCGACGACTTAATTTCCTCAGAGCAGCTAGAAAAATAGCTAAAGGTGAATAAATGACCTATACACCTATCTACTGCAATAAGGAATCAATCGGGCGCAAATTGAAGGCGCGACTTAATATCAAACCAAGTCAATATCAATCTGCACCATATAGTAGTCTACCTAGTAATGAAGTTGATGATGTTCTGGTTGATGAAGTTATCGAACAACAAGAGGAGTTCCTTAACTTAATACTCAATCAGATATATGAGTTACCGCTAATCAATAATCACTCAATACTAACTACTATTGTTGATGATCTAGTAATAGCGGAGTTACTGCGTATCCACTTCATAGGAACTGGAATGGCGCAACTAGGTGGTGATGTGGCGGGAACTAGTACAGATACTAAGTTACACGCATACAGTCTACTGGCGATGTTAACTACTGGTCATAACATATACATTCCCGGTATGCCTCTAGTAGCAACTAATGTTGGAGTTGCACAACCTCAACCAATTAGATTAACAGGTGAAGTTAATAGAAGTAGTTATGACGATACTATAACTCGACTTGAAGTGTACGTTACAACTAGACCTAAGTTAGCAGCACTTCGTGATGTTGAGTTTATTAATGAAACAGGTAAAGGAGATATATACTGGTGAAGATAAACAGTGATAAGTTAACTGAGTTAAGTAATCAATTTAAAACGATGAGAGATTACACAGTTGGAGATCGTGATATTGCGCCACTTATATTAGATGAAGTTAGTTATCCAATTAAACTTAGAGTTAATCAAGGTATTCCTAACGTAGCGAAGTTATCTAGACCTACTACTAAATACGAAGAGTTAATTAAGTCTATAGTTAAGGTGTTGCTGAAACCATGATTAATGAAGATTACTTAACTGGACATATAGCTAACTATCTTAAACGTGAACTTAATAGACGTGCTAATGACGAAGGATTAACTGTACCTATTATTAATAGCTATCGTTTATATGATGCGTTTAATGTACCTGTGCAAGACTTCCCACTAATTAAAGTATTTAGAACTAGTTCACAATACACTGTTAGTAATAAACGACTTAGCTCTATTCAAGTTCACTATTCATTAGTGTTACCTAATCTAGAGGTATTATTACCTTATTTAAATTGGGTTGATTATAATATTAATGAGGTACTTAGTTTTGCATTACATGATATAACTGTATTTATAGAACCAACTTCTAAACGTTGCGAATACAGAACATTAATGAATGAGTTAGGAACTCCTATTTATAGTTTCCTCCGTTTCTCCTTCAACGTAACAGAAGGTCAACCTACTATTTGTTAAGGCTACAATTATGACAATCGGTAAATTATACGACACTATTAAAGGCGTTGCTAATTTAAAGTTAACTCGTCTATCTGATGGTGCATTATTACATCTACCTACTCCAACTGGATTTGTAATTGATAACAATATTGAAGAAAAGATTCAAACAACTCAAAATAACCAGGGTGAAATGACTCGTTCTGGTAGTTACATTACTGGACGTATGCCAGTTCTGCGAGTTGTCTATTCCTATATGCAACCAGAGATCCTGCAATTTAAAATTGGCAATCAATTTGATGCTAAGACTGGCACATTAGATGTAGTTAAGAGTTATCAAGTAACTCAGAATAACTATGCGGCAGTTACAACTGGTTTTCTAGGTTATGGTGTTGCACTTAACGCTCCTAGTAAAGCATCTGTTCAACGTAATAATCTCTCAGTTCAATTAACTCAAGTTAGTATTGCGAGTTTTAGTGCAACTACAGATGATACATTTGCAGTTGGAGCATCTCTCAATGTTAAGTTCTCTAATAATCTCGTTACCGCAAATGAAACAGTTAGTTTAACTACAACTGAAACATTTACTGGAACTGGTATTAGTGATAACGTAGTTGGCGCACATAAAGTTAGTGCATTACTAATTACGAAGGCTAATAAAGTAATTCACTTTAAATGTGATAACGTAACACCTAGTTACACGGGATCTACACTTGATCCGAAGGCAGATGCAATTGAAATACCATTCTTCATTAATGATGTTCCAGGTGTCTGTTTCCCTTATGAATGGAATTATGTACCTATTCAAGTTGGTTGTAACTAATTAATGTAATAATAGTAGATGAATAATCTACTATTTAAATCTATGAATAACTTTGATATAACATACAGTGACGGAACTATAGATACAGTTAAGCGTGTAACTCGCACTAAGTTAAAGGACTTAATTGTACTACAACAGAAACTCCTCTACTTTTTTCTTACTCATAATGCTAATGTCGGGGCTTGTGTTGCTGATGATGCGTGTTGGAGTGTAATTGAAACTACATCTAAATTACTAGCAGTAGTTGGAGATGGAGCAGTCAAGTTAGAGTTACTTGAGGATAATTTAGAACAGTTAAGTAATATATTCTTCACTACATCTACACCTGAAGAAATAGCTCAATACACTAATATCGGTAAGATGATTGAAGCTGAAACATGGTACAAGCCATCTCTCATCAGTCAGTTACATCAACTTAATTATCGAGGAGATAGTGGTGAAGCAATAAAAAAAATGACACAGGAACAACCAGAAGTTCCTACGCTATAGATTTAGCGGCATTAATTGAGATATATGGTGGTGTTGAGAATGCACTACTACTAGTTAACTCACTAGATGATCTGGAGATACATGATCTGATTAATCAGACAACTGAGTTACGTAAAGATCCATCAGTTCGAGATGCTGAGGAAGTAGAAAGAGATTGGAATGATTATGTTATTAATAATGATCTAGATCAGGAGATAATCGTAGACGGTAAGAAAACAAGTATAAATCAATTAATGGGGTTCTAATGGATCAATATAATCAAGACGTTAACATTAACTTCCAAGGTGAAGATAATATAAGTGGAGTTATTGATAAAGTTAATGAGAAAGTTGGTTCATTACAATTCAAGATAATGGCACTTAACATAGGGTTAGGTGCATTTGGTAAACAGTTATTTACTAACTCTGATAACTTAGCTAAGTTTACTAAGGTTCTTGGTACAACTGATGTTCTATTAAATAAGACATTTGCAGTAACTGGAGTAGTTAAAGTATTCTCAATACTAGGAACTGGTATTAATGATGCGAAAGCTAACTTAGATGGATTTAATGATGGATTGAAAGCAATGCAAGCTAGTGGACTTGATATTGGCATTATTACGCAATTCACGCAATTACAAGATGCAGTATTAGGAAGTCGTAATGCTCTAGATTCATTTAGTTTAACTGCATTAACTACATTTAATAGATTCAATAAAGTTAAATCAGAAGTAGCTACATTGTTTCCTGAGAATGATCCATTTATTAAGAATCTATCTACTAGTATTCAGAAACTAGTTAATGAGGATCTTAAAAATGCAGTAACTAGTATTGACGCATTAAAAGCTAGTTATGAAGCTGCGTCGTCTGGTTTTACTGAAGCTGCTGATAACCAAGCTGTAATGACAGCAGGACTTAAATTAGCTAAAGCTGGTGGTGCTGATACTGGAGCAACTATGAAGGTACTTGCTCAAACTATTAGTGCTTATAATCTGAGTGCTGGTGATGCAACTAAAGTTAGTGCAGTTCTAAATCAAACTGTACAATTAGGTGTAACTACAATACCAGAATTAAGTAATGGTTTTGCTCAAGCAGCAGTAACAGCTAACGCAGCTAAGATTAAATTGCAAGAGTTAGGTGCTGCTGTAGCAACATTAACATTAAAAGGTTTTGACACAAACAGTGCATTAACAGGTATTGAATCATTATCGCGCGTAATTATCAGCAAAACTCCTCAAGCTGCTGCTGCATTGCGAGAATTACGTGATGAAGGTGGTAAACCAATTAGATTTGACATCAGTGAAATTAAAGCAGATGGATTAACTAAATCATTACAGCGATTAAATATAGCAGCTAAAGGTAATGCTGAAGTATTACGTGAAATAATTCCTGAAGCTACTGCATATAATACTGCTCTAGCATTAATGTCTAATAACTCTGAGAAATTAGATGAATTTACTCAGAAGATGTTTGATGTTAGTAAAACAGGTGAAGTTGCACGTAAAGCATTAGATAGTGTATTTGGAATTAAATTAAATAACCAAGCTGAAACATTCGATGCAATTGTAAATAGAATAACTGAACAATTCATACAATTTGGTGAACAGTTAGCTCCATTCTTTGACACTGGAGTTAAAGCATTAGAAACGTTCACTAAAACATTATCTGGAATTAGTCCAGAAATGAAGAAGACTATAGCATCAATATTGCTAGGTCAATTAGCATTTAATAAAGTAACTGATACTATTGGTATTTTAGTTGGAACTGTAACTAAAGCATTCTTAGCATATCAAGGTTTGCGAGTAACCTTGATGTTCATGAATGGAACTATAGGTGAACAAGTTACTATACTTAAGTTACTATGGACTAATAATGCAGGTTTAATTCCAATATTAAAACAGTTAATTGGAATAGATCAATCTAGATTATTACTTAACGCTGCGTTAAATAAATCAGAACTTGATTTAATAACAACTAAGGTTGCTAATACTGCTGCTACTAATGTTAATACTGCGGCTGCATTAAGTAACGCAGTTACAACAGGTAAGTTAATTGAAGTTAATGGATTACTTGGTAAATCATATATTACCAATAACTTATTAACTAGAGTTTTATATACAGATGTAGGACAAGCAATAACTACTTTAATTACTAAAACTAAAGACTTATATGTAGCTCAAATTGCATTAAATAAAGCATCAATAGCATCAGGTAATTTATTACCTACATTTAGTGCAATAGGAACATCATTAACTGGATTAGGAACTAATTTAAGTAGTTTATTTGCAAGAAGTAGTGCATTAGTAACTAAATTATTAAATGGATTAAAATTATTATCTGCACCATTAATTGCGTTAACTATAGTTGGAGCATTATTATATGATCAATTTTTTGGAACAACTGCACAGGTAAGAAAACTAAATGAAGAGTTAGTTAAATCAAATAAACTAGAACAGGAAAATCTGAGAATCCTATCAGAGAAGTTAGATAATCAAAAGATGTTAACTAACTCAGATAAACAACGATTAATACAGTTACAAACTGAACAAGATTTAATTAAATCTACAGATGCTGAATATAAAAGTTTCTGGGAGAATTTTACTGATGGTGTTAAATCATTTATAAATTTTACCAATCAATTCTCTATTATACATATTGCAATTAAAGGTATAAATGATTTAATTGGTAAAGGTATGAGTCTAATTAGATTAGATCAACTAGTACCAGTTTTTCATGAAATAGATAAAGCATCTGCAAGTACACAAACTTCAATAATTAATTTAACTGAATCAACTAAAAAACTTCAATCTGGATTAAGTGGATTTGAGGATATTGATAAGTTAATTAAAGCAGGTAAAATACTTAATGCTGCTGATATAGATAAAATAAACAATAAAGCTAAACAAGTAACTAAGCAGACTGAAAATGAAATATCTGCTAATGAAACTAGAATTAAAGCAGTTAATGAACAACTTAAAAACTACAATGCACTAGATGAGAAACAACGTGAACAAGCTAGTGATGAAGAAAAAGCATTAGCTAATCATCGTACAATATTAGAAACTGCTAATGATAAATTGAAAGATGTATTAAGTAAGAAAAAAGAGATAGATAAGGCGCGAATAGAATATCAAACTCAACAGAACATATTACTTAAGAGAGTATTAGATAATAATCTGGAAATAGAAAAAGGTAGCACTACTATAGAAGGTGATCGAGGAGCTAACGCACTTCAAACTAGAATGAAGAAGGGACTTAGATTGGCGCAAACTGATCTAGAACAATATCGTCGTCAAGTTAAAGCAACATTAGATGGAACTGGTGAATATCTTGATGCTAATAATAAGAAGGTTAAAATTGACGTAACTGATATGACTGATTACGTTAATAAATTTGACACTAATGTTAATGGAGTTATTAGTAGTATTGATCAGTTATATCAAGTTAATGGTACTAGTGCAACTGAAGCAGCTAAAACACTTAAAGCTGTATTAGATACTAATAAACAAGAGATGAATATAACTGATTATATTAATGGAATTAACCAAGCTATAGGTTACATGAGAGATGGAAGTAAAGTAACAATAGACTTACTTAACTTAGAAGGTGAAACTCGACGGGCTATGTTAGATAGTGGAGTTACATCAACTAGAGAAACAAATGCTGCGATACGTAAGTTAAATGCAGCTAAGTTAGAAGAGGAAATTAATAATCAGAAACAACTAATTGAATTTACTAAAGCTACATCTGGTGCAGATCAGAAGAAGTTAGATGCTGCTAAGTTAAAGTTACTTGAACAACAACTAGCTGCACAACAACGTGATAATCTTAAAGCTGAATTAGATGAAAGATTTAAACAACAACAAGTAGCATTAGATAGAGAACAAGAGCTAATTAAGTTAGATAAAGCTAAACGTCTTATTAGTGAAGAAGAATATAACAATAAGATAGCTGAGGATACTAAACGTAACTTAGATTTAAAACGTAAACAACTACTACAGGAACTAGAGTTAAATAAAAATGATTTAGAGAAAACTAAGTCTATTAATAATCAATTACTAGGAATTGATGTACAACAACAAGAGTTAATAACATCTAATTTAGAACGTGCAATTAATGTACGATCTAAAAAACGTGAATTAGAGTTAACTAGAGAACAAGCTTTAGTTGTTTTGAATAGAAGTAAGTTCTTAACTACTGAAGAACAATCTATCAGAGATATAGATGTGGTAAGAAAAAAGGAGATATTAAATAAACAACTATCTCTTAATGAACAACTTAAGTTAGTTGAACATGATAAAACTAAACAGACGGAAATACAGAATCAATTACTTAATCTACAGTTAGATTATCAGAAGATAATAACTGATAATTTAGAACGTGAGTTTACTAAACGTAGTAAACTCATTGAAAATGCCGCGAATAGAACTAAGTTAGTTTACCGTGAATTAACTAACACCATTGATAATAATGTAGCATCACTTAACGAAGAGAATAAGATAATAGATAGTCGTAATAAGTTAACATCATCTACACTTGAAAATGAAAGTGCGCGATTAACTAACTCACTTAAAGTAACTAACGATATTGAGAAACGTGCTGCTATTGAAACTAAGATAGCTCAACTGCGCGAATCTAATCGTGTAGTTACAGATGCTACTGAACAACGTAGTTTAATTAATCAACAGAAGTTAATTGAATTATCATTGCAGAAACAACAAATAGAGTTAGATAGTCGGCGCAATGATGCTAATAATAACAGTAAGTTAATACAACTTGAGTTAGAGAAAGCTATTAAACAGAAGAGAAATAAAGAAGATATAGATG